TTGGGTGTTAGATAAAATCTATACATTTTTTGGGATGCTTGCAGTAACCCTCATCATATCTGGTGGAACATACGGCATTTTTACCTTATTTTTATAGAACAAACCCAGAACAAAGGGTGTGCAGATTGTCGCACCCTATTAAACCCCTGATAAATAACGATTTTTTATACCAATTTTCTTTGGTTATTTCCTTGACTTATCGCTAAAGACCAGTTATAGTATAGTTATATTATGAAAAACAAAGGAAACATTATGAAAACAAAGACTATACAAAACAAACTTTTACAATTTATATCAGATGAGATTGATGGTCAAGATTACGAGACTGTTGCTAATCTGATTAAAGGCAATCAATTTATTGCCGCTGCTAACTTCATTGATATGTTAGACACAAGTCCTAGAGATCATATGTACGACATTATTGCAAAACAACCATCATTATATAATGAAATTTTAAAGATAAATTATGAAGATGTTAGAGAAGAAGGGATTGCTTAATGAATAGAAGAAAAAGAGTATTTGACTTAGTTGTAAATCCTTTGATTTGCAATAATCTTACGCCACTTGATGAAGTGTCAATTGCAAAAGACATACCGATAAAATATTTACCTTACTTCAAAGAAGTATTTGCTCACAAAAATGCAAATAAAATTAGATATAGATATCGTGGACCATCAACTTTAACTTACAAAAGAGATCCATCTTATATTCATATGAATAATGCAGATAGATTTACACTATATTACAGATAATAAATAATAACGAAAGGCTACATTTTGACAAAACTAAATAGATACGAAAAAAAGATACTACAAGGAATCATAGATAACCGTAAAGGTATTTACGAGACACCTAAACGAGATAGAAATAATTATAAACCTTGCAAGGAATATGATGCCGCTCTATCTTTGTTCATGAAGAAACTCATTTATGCAGAAGCAGCAAATGAATTATTAATGGAAGGTCCTGCTACACCAACGCCAAAGTTTAGATGGTTCAAGTGTAGATTGTATAAACCTTATGCAACAAAAAGAGATTTAAGGAAATTACTATAATGTTTAAATTAACTTTAATGATTGCTCTAATCGCATTTGGGATTAGTAAATATAACGAAAAATATAATTGCACAGATGATGGTTGTCCTGATTTTCATGAGATTGAAACACCTGTTTTTGACAAAGATTCTATAAGAGGTGATTTAAGAGTGATTGAAAAAGATTGGAAAACAGCAGTTGTTATTCCTTATAAATCAATCGAACTAAAATATGCTGTTCATAAAGTAGTTCAACAAGAATATAATTTACCAAATATTGATACATCATCTAATGAAGTATTTGTAAAATCACTAAATGGTTGTATTAATTATTTGTATGAATATATTGAACCTGAATATCATATACCTAGCGAATTAATTATTGCTCAGGCAGTTATAGAAACTGGTTGGGGTAAATCAAGATTTGCAAACGAAGGTAATAATCTTTTTGGTATTCGAACATGGGATAAAGATGAACCTTACTTATTACCTATACCTTGGACTAAGTGGCCTGGGTGGGGTGTAAAAATGTATAGTAGCAAATGTGAAAGTGTAATAGACTATTTACATATACTAAATAATGTATCGGCATTTCAAGAACTAAGAGCCGCAAGAGATAGTGGTGTTAATGACGCCTTAATCCTTGCAGACTATCTTTCAAAATATGCTAGTAAACCTACATATACCGAGTTAGTAAAAGAAATAATTAAATATAATTTGAGAGGTGTATATGAGTTATAATATGAATCTATTTTGGCGTAGAGCTGCAAACTTGTACAAAATGTATCAAGGTGCCGAAGATCCAGACTTTAAAAGAATATGGATGGATAAACTGCAACAACTCATGATGACTATAAAAGGGGTTGACAAAAGAGAATTAAACTGATATAATACTATATTATGAATATATTTTATTTAAACAAAGATCCTAGAATCGCTGCTGAACTTCATGTAGATAAACACGTGGTTAAAATGATAGTTGAATATGCTCAATTATTATCAACAGCAAAAAGAATGATTGACGGAGTTCAATATATCGCTAAGTCAAAAACAGGAAGAAAAGTAACCAGATATAGATTAGAAAATTCAAATGAAGAAAACATTATCTACAAGGCGTGTCATTTACATCACCCTAGTGCTGTGTGGGCTCGTTCTTCTATCCAACACTATGACTGGTTGTACTCGTTGTTCACCGAGCTTGGGAGAGAATATACACACCGATATAAAAAAGAACACAGTACGATTAAACTGCTCAAAGACCTTTTAAGAAAGGCACCTAATAATTTACAAGACAATGGTTGGGTAGAACCACCACCTGCTATGTCGCATTATCCACAATGCATAGTGCCTGGTGATAGTATTCAATCATATAAAAATTACTACATAGAAGCAAAAGCATATTTTGCTAAGTGGACATCTAGACCCACACCACAATGGTTTAGCGAAGGAGTACAATGAGAAAATTTATTCACGATAGTTGGGAAGGTGTAATGAACCTTGATAAAAATCCATTAAGACATATACCAGACTTACAAGTCAGACATTTAGTTCTTCAATTGCTAGCATGGATGTGGTGTATTACATTTAGTTTATTATTAGGTAGTTGGACTGTGTTTGGTTATACAGCAATTGCTCACTTTGTGTTCATACTTGCTATTATAATAACAGTTGTAACATTTAAAGCTGCAGAAAAAAGTAAGTATTATCATCCTGATGGTTCTTTTAAGTATGAAGAAACGCAAGGTAAATACGAAGATATTTGGTAAACATGAGTAAAAAATTAGATAAAGTGCCATTCAGATTTTATGCAGATAAAAAATATCAAGAATATATCGTACTAGAAGATGGTGGTTCGAATGGATATAAAGGTAAGTGGTGGGAAAAAATACCAAACAGTAGAGAACTTGGTACAACAAAAAATAAAGTAAGATATTCACATGAGAAAGAATGATTGAATTTAATTATAATTTAGATTACAAAAATTTACTATTTACACCAAACGACAATAGATATCGTATTGGTCGTGGTGAACAAGGTGTATTACTAATAAGACCATATACAAATGATATATGTCAATATTGGCGGTTTAAGACACCCTATGACGCCGCTATGTCGTCTATGAGAATACTTTATCTATATCATCAATACAAAGATCAAAAAGATTTTGTAGGTATGGATATGTGTAGAAAGTTTTTAGAAATGGGTTTTACAAGAGCAAGAAGATATGCAAATCATAAAGATGGTAAAAAGTATGATGAGAGTGGTAAAGTAAGACCACAAGAAAAAGATTGGGCAACAAGTCCTAAAGCAAAGTCCGCTAAGGTATTTTATCAGGCAAGAAGCCGTGTTGTGGCCGACCCTAAATATAAACAAATGAGAAAAGAATGGAGACAGCGAGAGAATGCCAACATATAGATTTAAAGATCATCATACAGGCGAAGTATGGGAAGAGTTAATGATGATTTCTGAAATGGAAGAGTTTATCAAAACTGATACTATTGAATTATTGCCACCGACACAAATGAATATTGTATCAAGTGTGGGTAGTGTTGATAGTAAAACAGATTCTGGTTGGAAAGAGGTGATGTCTAAAATATCAGAAGCACATCCTGCTAGTAATCTTGCTGAACGATATGGTAAAAAGAGTGTTAAACAAACACAAATTGAAAAGACAATAAAAAAACATAGAGTCCGTAAGTCTAAAGGCGGAGGAAGATAAATATAAATGATACTATCGAGACACTCCAACACGCCAGCAATGGTCACGAAGTTGAGGGGTCAATCCGATAATGTATCTAACAAGTGTGTAGCTACACCAATTAAGGAACAAACATGGCAGACTTTGATTTTTTAGAGGGGTTTGATACGGAAGGTGATTGGGGTTTTACCTCGGTCAAAGAGAAACCGTCAGATGAACAATCTAAACAAACAGAAACAGTTGTAAAACAAACAGCAGATAGTACTGCCAAGGCAGTTTCTAGCGATATAGTAAACAAATTAGATAGTAAACTAGATAAAGTTTTATCTTTAATTGGTTCTACTAAATCAGCAATCAACGAAAAGAATCAAACAGAATTAGATATTGCTAAAAAGCAAATGGATGATGAGTATGATTTAAGAAAAGATAATTTAGGCAAAGAACAAAAAGAAAAATATGCTAAATTAGAAAAACTTATTATACCATAATTAATTAAATTAGCAAAATCACCAGAGGCGTATATACATTGGCCTAACAGAGCTCAAGTTATAGAAGCACAAGTTAAAAAGATAATAGAAATCACAAGGGGAAAATAATGGAAGACAATTTAGAATCAAGTTTAAAAGCGATATTACATCATGAGGGTGGTTATGTAAATCATCCTAAAGATCCTGGTGGCGAAACAAATCTTGGCGTAACCAAAAGAGTATATGAAGAATTTGGTGGCAAAAAAGACATGAAAGATTTAGTTGTTGCTGATGTAGCACCTATTTACATAGAGAGATATTGGGGTAAAATGAAATGTGATGACCTACCAGGTGGTTTAGACCTTTGTGTATTTGACTTTGGTGTAAATGCAGGACCAGGTAGAGCAGCAAAGTTCTTACAAAGAATGATTGGCACCACAATAGATGGCGGCATCGGACCTAATACTTTGGCAAAAGTCAATGAATATGTCAAAAAAAATACTATTGAAGAAACCATAGAAAAATATCAAACTATGAGACAAGAATACTATGAAGATTTATCTACTTTTGCTACTTTCGGTAAAGGTTGGACTAGACGAGTTGAAGAAACTACTAAACTAGCGCTTGACTTAATCAAGTAAATCTGTTATAATCATATTATGAATCAAATGAATACTTTTTTAAAAGATAGGTACGACATGAAAACATTTAATCATGTTGACTTATCATCTTTCGACAAAAATCTTAGTTTACCAGACGTAACCACTCAAACAATCAAAGGTAAAAGATTTAATATTAAACATGAAGGCAATATGTATCATTCACTTACCACAGTTTTATCTGATAGAAACAAAGACGGTATAGTTAAATGGCGTCAGTCGGTTGGTAATGATG